ATGAATGAGATAGGAGTAGACAAGAATGCTGATATACTGGGTGACCATTCAAGACCTGAGATAATAGCAGAGATTCAGATAGCAGGGTACAATATAAACAATGCAACGAAAGGAGTGAAGAAAGGAATTGATAACGTAAAGACATTCGGAGTTATCTGCCTAGACAATCCAAATCTTAAACGTGAGTACGAAAACTACAAATGGAAGAAGGTAGGTGATACGATTACAGATGAGCCAATCAAATTGTTTGACGATGCGATGGATGCTATTCAGTATGCAGGGCGATTTATAAAAGATAATTACTACACCGATGACAGTTACTTTAGCTTCTAAAACACGAACAAATAAAACACCATTATAAGATATGGCAATAACATTAATAGCAGCACCACAAGATTTTACTCCTGCATACAATCCGATAAAGTTCATAGTAGATGGAACGAACAAGAATCTACTAGGTTACAAATATATCTTTGACATCTATCCACAAGGTGGTGCAACGAAGATAGTACAGTATAGAGTGTTTCCTGAGTTCGGTACTGGATACGGTAAAATAGATATATCTAAGTTACTACAAACGAAAGTAAGTTATGATAGTGATTTATATAACACAGTCACATATCCTGCTGTCAATTCATTCTACAAATACGATGTGAAAGTAGGTGAGGAGTATATTACTTCAATTACTTATACTTCTTCTTTGTCTAACAACTCAGGTAACGTAAGAATAACTGCTACACATTCTTATGTTGTAGGTGACCAAGTTAGAATCAATCAAGCAGATAGTGGTGCAGCAAATCCAAACTTAGAAGGACTGTTTACCGTTTTGTCAATCGTTGGTACTACATCGTTTACGGTTAATTCATTATGGTCTCAAGTGACGAATGCTGCTATAGATGGAACAGTTAGCTACTCAGATAATAGAAAGACTATCACTCCAAATATATTAACTGATTTAAACAAAATAGTCTTCAATGGTGCAAGGTCATTTTTGGAGTTTATTAATTGGTCTGCAAGTAACTATATCTTATCTACAACAACTGATTATCTGTTGACTGATATGCCATTAACGGGATTCTATTCTACGTTGAATCAAGACTTGATAATCAACTTTGGTAATGCCAATGTAATTACAGGCTTTGTTTATTTTGAAAACGATGGTGGTAATATATTCAGTAAAGATATAGATACTTCTTCTTATATATCAGGTGTTCAAGTAGGCACTAACAACTATGGTAGTTTGACTACAGTAAGTGGTAGTGGTGTGCTTGTAGATTCAACTACACAGTATTATGATTTTTGGTATGCTAATTCAGCAGGAACAAGAAATTCACAAAAGTATAGAGTGAACATAGACCACAGATGTTTGATTGAAGATTACTCGTTATTGTTCTTGGATAGAATGGGAAGTTATGGAAGTTTCGCTTTTCAGTTGAGAGCATACGAAAAAGGCAATGTGCAGAAGCAAGGATTCAATCGAGATATTCAAGGAAGTGTTGCAAGTTTAGAATGGGTGTATGCAACTGAAGCATTCGGACAAAGTGTCTATTCATCTTTTGTAACTAAAACTTTAGACTTGAATACAAACTGGATGACAGAAGAAATGGCTATCTACTTTGAGCAGTTGATTACTTCGCCTTTGGTTTACATTAAGCTACCTAATAATATTTATGCAGCAGTTACACTAAATGAGAATTCGTTTGAAGTGAATAAGCAACGAAATAAGAAACTATTTAAGAAGTCAATAACGGTTACATACGCAAATCAAAATACTGTCAATGTATAACGTAAGAATACAATTAGCAACTGGTTATTTAGATGTCAAAGAAGATACTGCTTTTCCTTTAAACTTTGGAGTTGCAGACATTCGAGATGTGAGCAAAAGAGCAGGAGCATTCTCTAAGACTATCACACTTGTAGGCAACAAGAATAACCACGACTTGCTTAACCATTACTACGATGTCAATATTATAGCAGGTACATTCGACATCAATGCTTTGACTAAATGTACAGTTGTTCAAAACGGTATTCCGATTCTTGCAGATGCGTTTGTTCAGTTGTTGTCAGTTAATAAGATTCAAAAGGATACTTCATTTGAACAAGACATTGAATATTCTGTTTTGATTAAAGACCAAGCATCAACATTCTTTACTGACATAGATACAAAGGAATTAAAAGACATTGAATATTCAGATTTAAACCACGCAATCAATTCAGCTAACATCTATTCTTCATTTACTCACGATGTGACAGATGGATATAAATATGGCTTAACTTGGATGACTGGCAACTTGTATAATCTTTCTGATTTTAGACCAGGTATTTATGCGAAGGTTTATTTTGATAGAATATTTCAAAATGCAGGATATAACTATTCTTGGTCTTCATTAACTGCTTGTGGATTTGACAAACTTATTATTCCTTATAATGGCGATTTAGTGCAGATTGATTATTCAAACTATACAGTTGAAGCAACACACGCAGCTGATATTGTAAGCATAGTTCAAACACCATATACTGCAAGTTTCGCAGAGCCGTTAACTTCATTTACTGAAGTAGTGGATACTCAAAGTTTATTCAATCCTGCTACTGGAGTTTACACTTGTGCTTTTCCATTATCAGGTGCAGAATCTGTTAATATAACTATTGACATAGTAGGAGATGTTCAGCTTGTGAATGCTACTGCAGGAGATTTACGTTTATTAAATACTTTCTTTTCATATACGGCACTTCCTAAACAGACATACTATTTAGACATAAAAGTATTCAGAAGTGCAGTTGCTGCTTTTCCAATAAGTATGTATTCTATACCATACGACATTATGACTGATGGTATAAACTCTGCTCCATTTGCAAGTGGTACAACAACACTTATCAGTTTAAATAATACTTATGTTATTCCAGTTAGCAATGTATTAGCAGGGGAACAATTAACATTTGAGATAGGATTAAGGATTGAAAACTCTAACACTACTTTGCATTGGGTAGATGCTACTGCAACAGATGCTATAATGACACCTCAGCTCAACTACACATCTTTAAAATTAAGTGCTAATATTTCATCTAATACTTTGTCGGTAGGCACTCTTTTAAATATGAATCAATTTGTACCTGATAAAATTAAGCAGAAGGATTTTGTCAAGTCAATATTTCAAATGTTCAATTTATATGTTGAGATAGATAATAATAATGCAAATATACTTATTTTAAAAACTAGAGATGACTTCTATGATAGTGGTATTGAGAAAGATTGGACATACAAACTAGCAAAAGACAAAGAACAAGTATTAAACTTCTTGCCGGAACTAGCATCAAAGAAACTTATCTTAACATACAAGCAAGACAAGGATACACCTAACGTAACTTACTACGATACTACAAGAGAAGTGTACGGTCAAGTAGAATACGTCTTTGACAACGAGTATGTAAAAGGAATAGATACGAAAGAATTAATATTCTCACCTTCACCAATAGGACAAACAATATTTGGTGCTTATGTTCCTATCGTAGCAGGTAGTTCTCCTAAGACTAATCTTCGAATATTATACGATGGTGGAATGAAATCGTGTAGTCAATATACAATTATAGATTCAGGCTCTGCAGGGCTGTACGGTATCTTAGAATATCCTCTGATGCATCACTATGACGATGCGTTGAATCCTACGTTAGACATAAACTTTGCTTTGTGCGATTTTATGTTCTACGACAACTACACACCAACCGATAACAATCTTTATAATTCATATTGGAGACGTACAATAAGCCAAATCAATACTGGAAAGATGTTGATAGCTTACTTCAATTTGAAAGAAGATGACATTCAGAAGTTAAAATTGAATGACAAGATTAGAATAGATAATTCTTGGTGGTCAATAAATAAGATTATAGACTACGATGCTAATAATAAACAGTTAACTAAAGTTGAATTATTAAGTACAGATAGTGAGATAGATTTCGCACCATTTAAAACGAAGAAACCAATTAAACCACACGGTGGATTTAGTGCAGTATATACAGGAGTAAATCAAACAATAACAGACAATAGCAATCTTGTAGGAAAAGGTGCAGATGTAATTATTAAAGGCAAGAATAACATTGTTATGCCTAACGTTAAATGTATAATTGAAGGAGATGGATTTGTTGTAAGTGAAGATGGAATATATAGAGGAAACGATAACATAAATACTATAAATGACAATTACGCAAATGCTGATTTAACATTTGACGACAATCGTAACCATTCGACAAATGGATTTGATTTGATTGAATCTACTGACGGTGGTAATCTTCTACAATCGTTTAGAAAAATGACACCTACTAATTCAGAATATGGATTTGAAGGATATAAAACAAAATATGATAGTACACAAGTTCAATTTTATGCAGATAACAATCTAATATCTGAACTTGTTAAAACTGGATTTATTCACAAGTCATCTGTGACATATCCACAAGCAGTTAAGACTGCTAATTATTCATTTGTTGACTCTGATTATTTAGTTAATTGTACTGCAAATTCATTCAATGTAACGTTACCAAGTGCAGTAGGTAGACAAGGTAAGAC